GTGGAGACCAGTTCTTGGAGATGAAAGACTCCCTTGCATTGTCTATGTTCCGCATGAAGAGTTGATTGTAGAGGATGAAGAGTGACAGTTCAATTCACGTTCTTTTGCCCAAACTGTAAGGGTAAAGTCTATGGAGTCGTGTCTGATTCTCTCGTCCTCGACGGTGACGATACCTGCTATGATTGTAACTCTGATTGGGAAAAGGTTATAGTTAATAGGTAAAACACGCGGACGTAGCGCAGTTGGTAGCGCGGAACCTTGCCAAGGTTCAGGTCGCCGGTTCGATCCCGGTCGTCCGCTCTAGTTCACGATAAGATAAAGTAGTGCCCTTAAACTACGGAATGATCTCCCCTATAGTTGAAGGCGATGTCTGTGATCTCTGCCCGTCATTTGCTGCGGTGAAAGCCGAGATCCAAAACAAGATAATCTTTCTTTGCGATATCCACGCGTTTGTCAACAGCGACACAATCTGGGCAGCAGCAACCGCCATCTATGACAGGTTAGATATTCTTCCGCCTAAGCCGGAGTAATTACTTATCTTGCAAAAGATTTACTTAAGACCTGTGTATTCTTGCCATTCTAAACTGTCTTCATTCCAAACAAAAGTAGTATCAGGAGTAGTTGGCATTACTACTGGACTATCCCAATACCAACCTATTACTTCATCATTATAGGTGACTTCTTTTCGCACCCATGATGGAAATGGTTTATCTGTTTCTGGTGAAATGTGTACATTCTGTTCACTCATGCTACGTACCTCACAATTACTATACCTGAACCACCAGTGCCGCCAGAACCTCCACCGCCACCACCACCGCCACCGCCGGTGTTTGGAGTTCCTGAAACTCCATCATTTACAGGGTTTCCTCCACCACCGCCTAAACCACCAGAACTAGGTGCTTGAAACCCTCCACCACCACCGCCATAATACGTTCCAAAATACTGTCGTCCAATTCCACCCTGGCCTCCAGTAGCAGTGCCATTAGCACCAACACCACCAGCGCCTCCACCACCGCCACCACTATTACTTCCTGCTGAACCGCCATTATTGCCAAAACCATAACCGTAAGTAGCTACTTGATTGCCAGTGCCACCAACTGCATAATTGTATGAACCACCGCCACCGCTACCTCCAGCACCACCAGGATCACCTGAAAGTCCACCTGGACCTCCAGCCTTTCCAACAAATAAAGTTCCTGAACCAAAGTATGAAGTATTTCCAGGAGATTGGAAATTACTAGCAGGTCCTACTTGTACCGTTTGATTCCCACTTACTGCAAAAGACGCCGTGTAAGCAACACCACCCGCGCCACCGCCTCCGTGTGCGCCACCACCTCCACCACCAACGACAAGTAATTCTACAGTAGAGACTCCAGGATTTGTCCAAGTTCCATCAGAAGTAAACGTTTGTGAGTACTGTTGAGGAGCAGCAACAGAGTTAGAGGCAGAACTAGAAGAAGAGTTTCCTGAGGCATTGCTCGCATAAACAGTAAATGTATAGCTAGTGCCGCCTGTTAAACCAGAAACAGTAAGTGGAGAAGATGCACCACTAGCAGTTAATGAGCCAGGAGAAGAAGTTACTGTATAAGAGGTTGCTGCTGGTCCACTTCCTGAGGGTGTAAACGCAACAGATATTGCGCCCACTGTAGAAGTTTTAGACGCGCTTCCAATAGTAGGAGCATTGGGAACAAAAGATGCGATTACAGAGTTACTTGCAGAGCTTGCGGCAGAAGTTCCATTAGCGTGCACAGCGCGGACCGTGTATGTATACGTTCCAGCGGTAATTTCATTAACTGTTATAGGGGAAGATGCGCCAGAACCTGTGCGCCCGCTTGAGCTAGTTACAGTATAACTAGTAATAGGCAACTTACTAAACGAAGGTGCGCTAAATGTAACTGATACAACTCCGCCAGACCCACCAGATGCGGACCCGATAGTAGGCGCTGTTGCAGGTCCCTTAGTCGCTCCGGACGATGAACTTAGAATTGGCATAGGTAGATTTTATCCTATATTTTTACTCGCGTCTATATAAGGAAAGCGGGCCCGATTACTCGGACCCGCCCCTTTATCTGTATTAAGTTGTTAATTACTTAATTGCAGCGAACTTGTACTTCTTCGCCATTGCGTTGAACTTAGCCTTCATTGAAGCCATGTCCTTCGTTAGCTTATCAACTGCGGCTGTAAGATCAGCCACTGCCTTGTCTGCTGCAGCCTTAGCAGCTGCGCTATCCGCAACTACCTTAGCCATTGCCGCGTCAGCAGCAGCCTTTGCAGCCGCAGCCTCAGTCTTGGCATCAGCCAAAGACTTATCCGCTGCTGCCTTATCGGCAACGCGTCCAGCCTTCTCAGCAGCAAGCTCAGCCTTAAGCTTTGCAACCTCTGCAGCAAGATCATTGATTGTTGTTGTTGCTGCAACTGTTGATACTGGAGCAGTAAGACCTGCTACCGCAGCCGCTGTTGAAGCTGTTGCTACTACCACGATAGATCCACCGGCAGGAGCAAGAACCTTAAGCTCTGCGTTGCCAAGACCTACTGTTGCTGTATCAACCGCTGTTGTTACTGTTGCCACGTTAAGGCCAGTTGCTGCAACTGTTGCACCTGCAACTGTAGCTGCAATCGCAAGGCCGGATACCTTGTTACCGAAAACGTCTACCGCTGTAAATGTGTATGTTGCTACTGTGCCAGAAGCTACAGCTGAAGGAGCTACTACAGAAACTGCGTTAGCAGCGCCCGCTGTGCCCTTCATGTAAATTGTGTTGGTAACGCCACCGTTAGAAACGGTAACTGTACCTGCAGCAACGCTTGTTGTGTAGGCGTAAACAGTCGCAGTGTTACCTGTGCCTGTTGCTACAACAACTGCTGAAACTCCGTCAGTCGAGCGTACACGTACTGCCGCTGGATTGTCTAGAGCTGCAACGAGCTTGATAGCTCCTGTTGCTACGAATGAAACTGATGTACCTGCGTCTACAGTTGCAACCAAACGAACTACGTCTGCTTCGTCGATTGTGTTATCTGCTGGTACCGTCACTGCTGCTGGTACTAGAGCTGTTGTTGCGTTCGAACTTGCAACAGCCGCTCCGACCTTTACTGATAGCGACATGTCCGCGGCGCTTGCCGGAAGTGATGAAAACACTCCAAGACCTAGCGCAACAGCAGATGCCATTGCTACTTTTTTAATTAACTTCATTATTCTCCTATAGGTTTTCTAACTACTTTCCAGTAGCTAGGTGTATATCCTCACAGTCTCTTGCTAGCGATGACACAACGTATATCTTGTTGCAGATGGCGCACGTCCATTGCCGCATACGTTGGTCATCACTCATAAAGCCGTAAGAATTATTAAGTGTAGACATTATGTATGCCTACGTATTATTCTGCAGCCGCTCGCTTATCCACTGCTGCAAACGCCGAGTTAATCTCGTCGATGTCAAGCTTGCCATCATTTAGGAATCCACGTGCTAGCTTCTCAACTACTGTTGCAACGCCAAGCGTTCCTGCAAGGATTACTGCCTTTGCAGTGCTAATTCCAACAACTGCGCCAGCGCCGATAACCGACAAACCAGATGCAGCAAACACTGCAACAATGCGCATAAAGATATTTCCAATAGCTGTTACAGGTCCTGTGTTAGACACGTCTGCAGCCATAACGTCTTTTTTCTTTGCCATAAGTCTCTCCTAGGGATAGAGGTAGTAAGGGTCGCTTACCTCTCCCAAGAAAGCTTTATTATTCTATCATTTATTGCTGTTTGTTACTTTTTAACTTTCTGCGGTGAACACGTCGCTCTTTGGCGGTTGTCCCGCCCCAAATTCCCATTTCATCATGGACGACTGCCCACTCAAGACAAGGTTGCTTATACGGACACCCCGCGCACATGCGCCGCGCTGCCTGGACGATATAAAGAGACTGACCCTTTGCTCCTTTTTCTGGAAAGAAGATCTCTGGATCTGTCGTCGCGCAAGCTGGGACTCCATGATCTTTAAAGAAAGGGTAATTGCTAGATAGTTGTATGTCTAGTGCCATGGACGGACCATATACAAAATAGGTATACTTGTAAACTATAAGTTTTTAGTTTACACTTACTTGATTATTCTTAATCCTTTTTTACGAAGAATAGAGTTTCTTTCATCCGCTGTCATTCCGCCCCAGACTCCAAAGAACTCTGGAATTGAAAGTGCGTGATTCAAGCATTGCTGAACTACGGGACAACCTTTGCACACCTTCTTTGCAGCGCGTTCTCTGTCACGTTTTTCTTTACCGCGCATTAGCGGATCTAGAAAAAATAGATCCGAGTCTGCTTCACGACAATTTGATTGCTCCTGCCAAGCCCACTCATCGTAGACAGGGCGCAGGTTAAGCAGCTGCGGGTTATGTTTTGACATAGGATAATTCTATATTGAACTATCCCAAAAGCATGTCATTTCGATGTCGAGTAAAACCCGTTTCCTTTGAAGCTTACAGAGGGCACGCTGTATTGCCTCTTGAGCTCCTCAGAGCAATCAGGAGTCGTACAGGTTGGATTACCTTCAGGCTCGCTAATGCTGCGCTCTATGAGGTTGTAGTGACCCTTCTTGCAGTGGTATTCGTATTGTGGCATTAGGCGCACTTCCTTTTCACAAGTATAGGTAACATATAAGTATGATAGAATACAAATATGCCTAGAATTATATACGCTCTTCTGGATACGTCAGAGGTAGAATCACGTATATTTTATGTAGGAATGACTACTAAGCCATCCAAGGAGCGTTTTAAAGCGCATATAAATGAAGCTAAACGTGGCGTAGGAAAAGTTGACACTAAGAAAAATAGAAAAGTAATGAAGCTGCTTAAGACAGAAAATCTAGACATGATTATCCTAGAGGAAAACGACGGATGGACCAAAGAAGAACTGGCCCAGAAGGAAAAATGGTGGATATCTAATCTAAGATCTACTGGAGTCCAGCTTACTAATTTAACAGACGGTGGAGACGGTGTGGCTGGATATAAGTACACAGAAGAACAAAAACGCGCAAGCCGGGCTGCAATAGCAAAAGCATACGAAGAACGCGGTGAAAGTATACGCCAGCAGATGAGTGACTCGTCAAGGAATCGCTGGGATAATACAGATGAACGTACTGCACAGTCACAAAAAATGAAAGATAGTAAAGCTGCAAAAGAACACAGAAAAATTCTTCACAAGAACTCAATGGGAAGAAAACTAGACGAAGAGCATAAGAAAGCAATATCTAAGGGTACACAGGACTTCTTTGATGCGCACCCAGAGATAGGCCAAGCCCATTCAATTAGAATGAAGAAGAAATTTGAAGACCTAATGTATAAAGAAATGGTAGCAGAGCGAACTAAAGCAGCGTTTCAAGATCCAGCTCGTAGAGACACGCTGATAGAGAATCGTCGCCGTGCAGGTGCAATAACTAACTCTATGTCTGTTTCATGCGCAGACTGCGGAATAACTTCTACACCTGGTCCTTTAGGTATACACCTAAAGGCAACAGGTCATAAGAAGAAATAGATTACTTATCTTTTAGATTTTCTACGATCTCTCGCACCAAACAGCTGTCTGTGACGCAGTAACTTTCTCCTATTGCGTCTGCCGCCATACCTTCATATACGCCAGAGAAATCAATAGGCATGAGAGTCATAGTGCTCTCTTCATACTCTTCCTTGGTGATCTGCGTGTACGGCATCTGTGGATACGTGAAGTTACCCATAGGCAGGAAGGATACCGTCTTTAACTGTCCGTCGTACATGTGAAGAACTGTACCTACGTGCTCTGCTTCCTTTTCAGGGTCAAACGATACGGTCACGGATACAGAGTTATCTGACCAGTAACGTTGCGCGGTTGCGGCGATAGCTGTCTTTTCAAAGATCGATACCTCACGCTCTGCGCGCTTAGCGTTTGACTTGATAGGGAAGAACACGACGCTTGTAGAGTCTGGTGACTCTGACGCAGGCTCAACTCTATAGTTTGCCATCTTGAATAGTGGAAGCATTGGATCCTCGTTAGAGAAACGAATTGCGCGGTTAAAGTACTCTCCGCCTGGTGTCCAGTGAACTCCCGGTGACTCTCCTGCCAAGATTGAAACCGTGCCTGAAGGCTTAACGGTTGTCATCTTAATTGACTCGCGGATGCCAAGCCACTCTGAATAAGTATTGTCGTATGCCTTGATGTGCTTGTAACCTTCGTCCATCCACTCGCGAAGAGTTGGAAGGCCCACGTTATCTGCAAAGTTTGCAACACCTGACATCGAGGTTCCGATGCGGCGGTTACGTTGCATGATTGCGTTTGTCTCCTCCCAGTGTGTAGGAAGTAGCGTTACGGTCTTAGCATATAGATATGCAAACTTTAACGTGCGCTTATAATCTTCTAGTGAATCGTGACGTCCTAGATATGTTTCAACGAGCGTGCAACACTCGTAGCTCTCGAGACTCTGCTCTGCGCAAGGGTTGTAACCTACAACACGCCAGTCCTTGTTGTTTACAGGATCTGCAAGGCGGCCGTACTTACGTGATACGTCAAGCCACACTACGCCCGGCTCTCCGTTGCGGGAGATGCCTTCAACGATCTTACCTAGATTTTGTCCTACCGTTGTCTCGATAGAGTTGTTTGACATCCAACCCCAACCTGGTGATGCTGGGTCATAGGAGTTACGCTCTGGAAAACGCTCTGCGTTCTTAAGGTTTAGGAACGTATCGTCGTCAAGGCGACCAATTAGAAGCTCAGCCGATCTACGAACATTGCCGCTAACGACGCACACACCGATAAGATTACCGAGATCAGCAATATCAACGCGAGTAACTTTTTCACCTTTACGTCCTTCGAATATGTTGCGGATGTAGTTGTGCAAGCGCTCTAGTGGCTCATGCCCTGCGGCGGTTCCACCAAATGTCTTAATTGGAACTCCCGCGGGACGCACTAGTGAGTAATCAAACACAGGATTCTTTTGATCTGCCTTTAGGTATGCATTGATGATAAGTGAGAGTGATTCAACCCAGCCTTCTCTCGTATCTGGGATGACGAATGTTTCATCGCCTTGCGGTGAATAAATCGCAAAATCCTTGTCCGCACCTTTATCGTCAAAGCCTACGCCGACGCCAAGCATTGACGCCTCCATAAGAAACGCAAATGGCTTTGCAGGATTTTGCTTTGTCATCTCAAGCGTTGAAACAAATGCGCAGTTTTGAAGTGCGGCAGAGTTCTTTTGTACGTTAACGAGGGGAGTTCCCATAACCCAAAGACCACGACCAGGTGGCGTCCACTTTAGGTTGAACAGTCTATCAAACGCCTCCTTGGCAGATGCCTGCGCACGTGAATCGTTCCAGGGAAGTCGCTGTCTCTTGCAGTGATCTTTTTGAATTGAGTACATGCCGTTGATAACACGCTCACAAACTTCAGCCCAAGTTTCTTTTTCTCCGTCTTCTTTCAAACGAGAGTACGTACGAAGAAAGGTAATCTCTCCAACGGAGTTACCAGCTGCGTCTGTATAACCAAACGGAGCTTTCTTCTCTTTGTAGCCTTGTACGAAATCTTCGCTTAGTTTGAAAGAGAAAAAGCTCACCGTTACCCCCTGTGAAATATGTGTTTTAATCTAAAAGTAGAAGACAAATTATACTGTCTTTTAGCTAAAGCGTGTTATTTAGGCAGTGTTTCAAAGATTTCTTTACAGGTCTTGCAGACAGGGAATTTCTTTCCATCCCTCGTTGGTACCCATATTTTTCCACATAAAGCTACAGCAGGCTTGCCTTCTACAAAGGCTTCCATCATCTGATCGCGGTGAACATAATGCGAAAACTTGTCGTGATCTCCGTCGCTCGTCCGCAGATCTGCTTCAGTATCAACTTCTATTATTACGTCGCTCATACTTGCAATTATATTACTTAACCGCCTACTTGTGAACGAGTATATCTAATAATAACTATTCCTGAAGCGCCATTTTTACCAGGTCGCGTGACATCAAACCCTACTCTTTCAGCAGGCCCACCACCGCCACCAGTGTTTGCAGATCCTGCTACTCCCATAGTTCCGCCACCGCCTGATGCTGTCCCTGAATCTGCATTTCTTAGTCCTGCTCCTCCACCAGCGTAGTTTCCACCGACTCCTGTTCCTGTGACACTTGCCCAAGATGAGTAAGCAGTTGTTGGAGCGCCACCTGCACCACCAACACCGCCAGACGTAACTTGTCCTCCCGCTCCTCCAGCTCCTCCACCACCGCCTCCGCCATAGAGAGTACCATTCACAGCTCCACCATTATTTCCTTGTCCTGATGTCCCAGTTCCATTAGGGCGGTTGTAGAAGTTGGGTGAACTATAATATCTACAGCTTCCTCCGCCAGATCCGCCATCTCCTCCTAAGTCGTTAAATGAACCGCCCATACCTCCACCAATAGCATTGGCAAATCCTGCAACAGTAGTCGGGCTTCCATTAGATCCAGCATTTCCACCAGCACCACCAGCGCCAATTGCCACTGCAAGAGACGACCCAGCTGCAATAGTTGAACTTGCTGAATACGCAACTCCGCCAGCGCCACCACCTCCACCATAAAATTCTGTAACTACAGGATTTTCAAAGTAAGCACTTGCTCCGCCTGATCCGCCGCCAGCAATTCTAAGAACATCAGCAGTTAAATTAGAATTAGCAACACCGAGCGTTCCGTTATCTGTAAACGTTCTATAGTAGTACGTCGCATCGCTTGTTAAGGTGCCACCAGTAACAACCGGTACAGGATTCACTGGAGTAACACTTCCACTTGCAGAACTTGTCGCAGTCTCACCGGTCGATGAAGTAGCTCTTACAGTAAAAGTATACGCTGTTCCATTACTTAATCCAGTGACAGTGATAGGACTCGTTCCACTCGCGGTGATACTTCCAGGACTAGAAATCGCGGTGTAGGTGACGTTTCCTTTTCCTATATAAGAACTTGCGGTGAAAGAAACAACCGCCTGCCCGTTTCCTGCCGTAGCTGAAACGCTAGTGGGTGCGGTAGGAGTTCCTCCTCCGCGTGACGATTGTGTTCCTAGAATTGGCATATTCTTATTCTATCCTATCCTAGTTGAACGTGATCTTGCAACCAGGCAACAATTGCTGGCTTAGGCTTAGCACCCGTCATTCTTGCTACCTCAATTCCACCTTTGAAAAGTATCATCGTTGGTATCGATCTAACCTCGTGCTTAAATGTAATCTCAGGATTCTCATCGCTATTCAACTTTGCGGTGATAAAAACGTACTTGTAGTCTGAGCTGATCTCTTCTAGGATAGGCGCCAGCATCCGACACGGCCCACACCACTCCGCCCAAAAGTCTACAAGTACAGGCAGATTGTTTTCTAGCAGTTCGTTAAAGTTTTTAGTTGTTGCCTCTAGCATTAGACAGCGTACCTAACAATAACAATCCCTGAGCCACCAGCTCCGCCACCACCGTTATTTCCACCGCCTCCTCCTGAGCCAGTATTAACTGTGCCATCTAACCCAGGAGTTCCACTATATCCGCCATCTCCACCGCCACCAGATCCACCGGCAGCACGCACAAAATTATTTGCATCTCCACCTGCTCCGCCTCCAGCAATGTAACCAGAGACTCCAGACGCAGTAGCGTTTAGCCAAGTAGAAAAAGCATTAGTTCCCGCTCCGCCAAGTCCTCCATTGTTAGTGCTACTTGAATTTCCACCACTACCTCCAGCACCACCGCCTCCACCAGCGCCATAGACGCTGATAGCAGTTCCTCCACTATTTCCATAACGTGTTGAAGACCCAGAAAGAGACCCGCTTAACGCTTCGTTTCCAGCGCCAGGAGTTCCAACGCTAGAGCCATAGTTTATACCTGCTCCACCACCAGAACCTCCGACAGAGCCATTCTTCGCGTTGTTCTGGCTTCCGCCACCGCCGCCACCAGGTGAAGTTAAGTATGAACCAAATGATGATGCAGTGCCGTTAGGTCCAGGAAGTGCAGTTGTTGCTGCGGATGTTCCACCAGCACCTATTGTTATAGCTACAGACGCACTGCCACTAAGAGAAAGTCCAGAGTAGTAACCTACCGCTCCTGCGCCTCCGCCTCCGCCGCCAATATTTCCATATCCGGAGCAGCCTCCTGCGCCAATAACAAGCATATCTATATTTTTAGACGGGCTGCCTGCTGCTACTGCAAAAGTTCCGTTTCCTGTAAACTTATGATACTTATACCCACCAGACGTATATTCAGTTCCACCAGTAGCCGTGAAAGGCACAATAGGAGTAACTCCCGCACTTGCTCCTGACGCACTTCCATTAACACCGTTCACACTTGCGGTGACGGTAAAAGTATAGCTTGTTCCATTTGATAAACCAGTCACGGTCAACGGTGAAGAGTTTCCACTTGCGGTGAAGTTTCCAGGTGATGACGTTGCGGTGTATGTAACCGTTCCGCTCTTACCTGTATACGCAGGCGCGGTGAAAGAAACAACCGCCTGTGCGTTACCTGCCGTTGCTGACACCGAGGTTGGAACTCCAGGTGTGCGTCCTGATTGTGAAGCGCTTGAACCTAGAATTGGCATTTTACACCGCCGTCTTCAAATAACGAACAATTACAATTCCTGAGCCACCAGAATTGATTCCACCACCCGCGTTATAGTTGTAACCATTACCTCCAGCACCACCGCCTGTGTTTGCAGTACCTGCAGTTCCAGCAGCAAATGCTGTATTGCCACCAGCACCTCCTCCACCATTTCCACCGCTACCAGTTGTTCCGTTGTTGTATCCTGCAGAACCTCCGCCACCGCCTGCGTAATAACGAGTTCCACTTACATTTTCACCAGTTGATGTTGCTGCTCCCCAAGATGAATAAGCGCTAGTTCCAGCACCACCATTACCTGAAGTTGTACCACTAAAAGTTCCACCTACAGAACCTGCGCCACCACCGCCACCAGTAGGAGATGTTTGCGGAGGATTACTATACGTACCCCCATTACCACCATTATTTCCTTCTGAAGGCGAGTAACTTCCTGAGTTGCCAGAGCCACCAGTACGTCCTCCAGAACCATAACTAGCGGTGCCACCGCCGCCTGAGCCTCCAGTGCCTGCAGGGCCCTCGCCGTTAGAACCGCCACCTTTTCCGCCTCCAGAAGAGTTAATTATAAAACTTGAAGCCGTACCATTTGCACCAGCACCTCCAGCGCCTATAGTTGCAGTATAAGTGGTTGGAGTAAGAGAACTTGTTCCATACCTAAAACCACCAGCACCAGCACCTCCAGTTAATCCACCTTGACAGCCTCCCCCACCACCTACAACTATATATTCAGCAGTTAATGGTGCCCCTGTAACTTCTAAATCTCCATTAGCAGTAAATGTGCGGTAGTAATAAGTAGCATCTGAAGTAAGCGTTCCGCCTGTAACAACAGGTTTTAATCTTGCACTCATTCCGTGCGAAGCGCCTGTACCTATAATTGGCATATTTACTTACCTCGTATCACTTCAAGCACCATACTAAGGGTTCCCTTAGCATTCATATATCCAGGTTTTTCTAACAAAGGTAGTAGTTTTTCCTCTACCTCTTTAGCGATGTCTTCCCTTAATGATTCCATGCCTTATTCTATCTTGTTTCACCTGCGGTGATAATTTTGCACTTTTCCTGTTATTATATCTTTGTTAACAAAAAGACGAAAGGACACCTTATGTTACCTATTAGAAAAGCGCTACCACTGGCGCTCGCGATTTCACTTTTACCCGCCCAAGGCGCAAGCGCCTGGTGGGGAATTAACCCAGATATAAATGGCACGATACTGCGTCTTGAGGACGAAGACAGAACACAGGTTAAGGCCAACTCGTACTTCAATGTTTCTATCGACGAGATCGTAGATGCTCCTGTCGTTGGAGACAAGTATGCTATCCTGCAAGGCGGCGTAGTTGACAAGATCGTTACCTGGAAGGAAACAACGTCTACAACAGGTGTTGTTGTAAAGCTTACAGAGTCTGGCGGAGTTAAGTTTATTGACGCCGACGGCGTGATTCGTCTTGAGGCAATTAACCAAGGAGACATCGTCTCCGTTCAAGTTTCCGCCACCAAGGTAGAAACTCCTTTACATGACACAACAGGTGTGGTTGTTCCTAATCCTAATCCGGAACCAACAGGTCCTGCGGTTGTTGATACTAAGGCTCCCGTCGTAACTGCGCTTAAAGTTGAGAGCGACAACTCTGTCACCGTTACCGTTACCGCTCCTGTTGTAACGGATCCAAACAAGACGGTGTCCGTTCAGGTAATTGCGGACGGACGCTCGTACTCGAGCGTAGGTGTATCTAATAACGGCGACACCGTCGAGATTAAGGCAGTCCCACAGGATTCAAACATCACAGTTCAGACCACCGTTCGTAACAATACAACAGGCGCCGAGACGGTTACGTCTAATACTGTAGTTGCCACACCGGTTGCTCCTATCGTTACCCCAGAGCCTGTTCGTGACGCTGCTGTCGATAAGATAACGATAACTGCTCCTGTAGTTGTTGCACAGGCAGAAGGTACAAACGGTCACCGCTCTGCAAGCGTTTTGGTTCCTAACGTTCCAAACTTTGACCCGACGAAAACGTGGGCAACGTTAATGATTGTAGATAAGAACGGCTCGACAAGCGCGATAGGTCTAGACGGCGTTGGCAAGGTAGTTAACGTTGATTGGCTATCACCTAACGAGCAGTATGAAATTAAGATCGTCCTTCGTGATCTAGGCACAGGTCAGGAAACAACTATCTCAGGTAGTCGCCTACCGTAAAGAGACAAAAATAAAGACCGCGTCCAAACGGGCGCGGTCTTTTATTTTGTTTAAGTTTATTCTGGAGCTACCGGAGTATGCTCAGCGTTAGCACAAGACCATGTGCATGTATCTTCGTTTAGTGTTTCCTCCGGGTGGCAGTTAGCCTTTGGAGGTAGGAACGCATCGCGTCCTTCGTCATATGAGTAGCCGATACCAGCGTAGTTCTTACGGAAAGGTGTTCCGCCGTTCGTGTGAACGCCCGCTACAGTGTTGTAGCTAGTCTTCTTCCAGGTTCCACCGAGGTTGTCAATTAACCACTGATAGCCCTCGTCATTTGCTGGGTCGTTGTTGTCTCCGACAAGTACGCGAAGAACAACGTTGTTATTGTCGAGTTCAGCCCAATGAGCCATTTTGTCTCCTTATTGAAACGGTTGTTAGCTATATTCTATACTATTTTTAGAAAGTTATGTTGCCGTTCGCTGTAAATCTATAAATTCTGTATCCGCCAACTGTTGTAGGGGATACGGATGCAGAGGCTGCTGCAGCGTATGTGTCTGGGTAACGGATAATCACAATTCCTGAACCACCAGTTCCGCCACTACTACCTTCACCGCTACCACCGCCACCGCCTCCAGTATTTACCTCTGCTGCAACTCCAGGATTATCCCAACCACCAATTGGTGCGCCACCTGAGCCAGGAGAACCAGCATTTGTATTACCACTTCCACTATAACCGCCACCGCCAGGATTGGTGGCTGCAGATTTACCACCTCCGCCGCCGTAGGAATACATAACAGAAGAACCTGAAATAGATGATGTTGTACCAGCGCCACCATTACCTGCTGCAGCGCCACTATTCTCTACAGTGCTTGAAACAACATTTGCGCCAGCGCCACCTGCTCCACCACCACCCGCACCTGCATTGTTGTGACCTTGATTAGGCCACGCCCAGCCGCCGTTATTTCCTTGTCCTGCTGTTCCAAATCCTTGACCGACATTATAAGTGGCACCAGGAGCATTTGTTTGTCCACCTCCACCTGAGCCACCATCAGCGCCAGCAGCACTGCCTCCTCCTCCGCCTCCGCCACCAGTAGATGTAATTGAACCAAATACAGAGTTGTTTCCGTTAGTGCCTTTTGTGCTTCCTGAACCGCCACCACCGCCACCTACCGTTATAGTGATTTCAGAGCCTGCTGTTACAGAATAGCCAGTAGCAGTTTTGTAGCCACCTGCACCACCGCCGCCGCCGTGGTAATAACCACCACCTCCACCACCTGCTACAACTAAATACTCAACTGTGGGAGTTACTGAGACATTGAAGCCAGAAGCTACAGTTCCTAGAATTGGCATACGCGTATCTTATCATACCTAGATATAGTTAAGTTTAGCTACTCCGCCGTCTTACGAATCCATACCTGATAGTTCGTAACAATAAGGTTGTAGCGTCCTCTAAATAGCCTTAGGACGCAGTCGATACCGTCCTTAGGATGTAAGGGTGTTCCTTGATACATGTGCCAGTCGTAGTCATCAAATATCATGATGCCGCCGACCTCTAGGATCCTCCATGCGTTAAGCGAGTCAATTGCCGTCTGTAATGCAGTGTGATCTCCGTCTATATAGATAACGTTGAATGTTTCACCTTCAGGGCGCGTCGCAAAGTATCTATCACTCGTACCCTTGCGCTTCTCAACCTTCTCGACTGCGGTGAATCTTTCGTCGTAGACTCTCTCAACCTGGTTAAAGTCAAACGTTCCTTCGTGCTCGATTGAGCCTTCCCAGGTGTCGACGTCTACTATCCTGTTGATGTTTTTATTGTCTAATAGCCACTGTGTAGTGTCGCCCTTGTACGCGCCGATCTGCAGTACGTTTAACGGAACAGGCACTAAGTTTTCATTAGGAAACCTTAGGTAGTTTTCAAAGTTTGGTTTAACGTGGTTGAACCACGTAGGAAGCTCTTGCTCCATTACTCTACGCGTCCAAAATCATCTTCATATCGAATAATGTCGTCTTCTCCAAGATACTCACCTGTTTGAATCTCGATAAAGACGAGGTCGCCTTCGCCTTCAGCTCTTACGCGGTGAACTTCTCCAACTCCAATTGACACGTAGTCTCCTGGGCCAAGATGAAGTATCTGGTCAAATAACTCTACCTCTGCATAACCTTGCGTGATATACCAGTGCTCTGCGCGGTGTTTGTGAGATTGCTTGCTTAAACGACTTCCGTTTTCAACGTGTATTCGTTTAACCTGCACCTTTTGCTCGGTGTGCAAAATTACATAGAAGCCCCAAGGGCGAACAAAGATCTCCGGTGTCATGTACGGACTGTATCATAAATGACTAGGAAATAGCCTCAATCCAACTAGTCGTTGCTTCGTCCCAGGTGTAACGCTTGTCGTCTGTAGGCATTGGTGTTGATGCTTCCCACTGGCAAGTATCTTCGTTAAGCACCCAAGAAGGATATGGCTTAGGCGGAATAAACGCATCGCGTACTGAGTCATAAGTGTAGCCTATTCCTGCATAATTTTTACGGATGTTTGCATTATAACTCGTACGCTTGCAGGTTAAACCTGGGCGAAATTCTGCGTAGTGAGCTTCCCAATCAGAGATACCGTCGACAGTTTCATTTTCATTGCGTCCAACGATAACCTCTGTTACTAGGTTGTTTTCATCAATAAATGCATAGTGTGCCATTAGAAAGTCACCGTTCCTGTTCCGTTAGTAAATCTATAAACTCTGTAACCTGAACGAGACGGTTGGTCGTAAGTTAAACCACCACTAATTGCTGTTGGAGCAGCATATGTATCTGGGTAAGCAATAATAACAACACCTGAACCACCTGCGCCACCAGCCAAGTTACTTAGTCCGTAACCGCCACCGCCGCTGCCCTTGTTTGCTGCACCCGCAATTGAGTACCCTGAATAATTACCAGCACCACCGCCGCCGCCTCCGCCTGCACCACTTGTTCCACTACTAACACCAGTTGCACCGCCTCCGCCGCCAGCATAAGCAACAGATGAACCGCTAATAGATGATGTTGAAGAGCTACCTCCATCACTTGCAATCTTAAAAGTAGTTGTATTAACACCAGCAGAACCAGCGCCACCGCCACCAGCACCAGCGTAATGACCGTCAAGGGCAGCACCGCCATTGTTTCCTTGTCCTGATGTACCAGCAGCGTTGGTATTACTTCTAGAAGCACCGCCACCAGAACCACCACTAAGTCCAGTAGTGGCTTCATTAGCACCACCACCACCACCTGTTGATGTAATTGATGAAAACACGCTATCGGAACCACTATTGCCTTTAGCTCCACCTGAAACTCCTGGGCCTCCGCCACCAACTGTTACGGTAATTGGAGAGCCAGGGCTTACTGCAAAGCCTGATGCTGTTCTATAACCACCAGCACCGCCACCTCCACCAGTGTTACTTCCTCCAGCACCACCACCAGCAACAACAAGATATTCAACAGTTGATGTTACAAAGGTAGAAGTCACTGAGTTACTTGCAGCAGAAGCTGCAGAAGTGCCATTGGCATTTGTAGCAGTAACTGTGTAAGTGTAAGAGCCTCCTGTAATTTCATTAACTGTTACAGGTGACGATGAGCCAGAGCCTGTACGTCCTGATGAACTAGTTACTGTGTAACTAGTAATAGGTAACTTACTAAAACTCGGTGCGCTAAATGTAACTGATACAACTCCGCCAGAACCGCCTGATGCTGCGCCGATTGTAGGAGCTGTTGAAGGACCTTTAGTTGCGCCCGCAGAGGAACTTAGAATAGGCATATGTGTATCTTATCTTATAGATCAACAACTGACAATAATAAAAAGAATCGAGTCTAGCACTGGCAGCGCTTTGTATACTACCCTAAAGGTAGCCCGCTTATCAACTACCCACTCGATGTCTACCCAGCCAGTGCTAGACACTCAACTCTGAAGTTGGAGTGGATGA